TCATAAGATTAAAACAGACTTCAGCTTATGGACAGATATAGTATTACATAAGGATAAGAAGGCTATGGAAAATATGATTAAGTATTGTAAAATGGATGTGGTTCTTCTTGAGAAGGTCTTTAATGAGCTATCTAAACACATAGACCCTAAGACACATTACGGAGTAATATTTGGCCAAGACAGAGGTAGCTGTCCAGAGTGCGGTGCAAGTGGTGGCAATCTAGTGGTTAATAATAAAAGAGTAATGGCTAGCGGAACTGTTAAGCTACAGATTAAGTGTAAAATCTGTGGAAAATTTCACACAAAAACAGATAAATAACCTATGAAAAACAAAGACTTATTAGAATTGCTATTAAAAGATGTTACTAGATTTGAAGTTATAGACCATTCTAAAAAGATGCGTGGAAGATATGTGGTTGAATATGGTATTAAGGTTGAGGTATCTATTCAAGACGATGGCAAGACAATGAAAGTATTTTTAAACGACCAAAACAAATAAACCTATGAAGCAATTTGTAGATGAAAATAACTACCCTTTGTTTGATGGTGTATACAATTTAAAACCAAAACCTATGAGCAAGGTATTAGATAAGGTTATATCCGACCTAGAGGACCGAGAGATATTAGGAATTAATAAATATGGAACTACCTGTGACAGAAAGGATTATGAATTAGTTGATTGGCTACAAGAGGCATACGAAGAGACGCTTGATAAAGCTATGTATTTGCAAGCTGCAATAAGAAAGCTACAAGAGAATAATCAAGTTTATTAGTATATTTACAGCTCAATAAAATCTATGAAACTTAGTAAAAAATTTAATAAAATGTCGTTGCAAGAACAAGAGGCGTACCTAGTAAAAGAACTTCAAGATATGTACATAGCAGAAGATGCTATTAAAAAAATGCTAGGTAAAGTTAGAGGTGGTAATAAAGTAAACATACAAACAGAGCCAGATAGACCGGATGAAATATTATTAAAAAATGCCGAATAAAATTACTATACCTAATGAGTTTAAATTAAATGGTAAAAAAATTACCGTTCAATATGATGACGAGTATTGTGATGAAAATGGATTGCTAGGGGAGGCTGATTTTACAGATAAGATTATAACTTTAACATCTAAAGATGGTGGTAAACGATTGCCAAGGGCTGAAATACATAAAACATACTACCACGAATTAACACATCTTGTTTTAGACGCTGCAAGTAGACATCAGCTAAAATATAACGAGGAGTTTGTAGATGCAGTTGGTTTGCTTCTTTACGAATACGAGCGTACTAAAAAATATTAATATCCACTAAATTGATTAGGGCTGAATGTTTCTATCAAAGGAGTTTTCTTCTTTAAGATAGCTTGAGACTTAGTCTGTCCAGTTAATGTCAACAACATAATCATAAAAGATACAGTTCTATCAAACTTAGTTCTATTGCTATGGTCATATCTTTTTAATTCGTCTAATAAGTCAGGGTAGTTAATCAAATGAGAATAATGCTCTACATAGTTAATACAATATTCTAACTGCTTAGACAAGGCGAAGGCATCAGCTGAACTAACCCCCCTCTGCATTACATTAACCTTAGTCTTTCTTTGTGGGTCCACCACGGCATCTGGCTTCTTACCAAGCATAGGTAAGCAATTTCTTTTAAAGTCATTGTCTGATTTAAAATACTCGTAGTAATCATCCCCAGCATCAGACTCTATAGTTGCAGGCACCCCGTAATACATTGAGGCCATTAACATCTCCTTCCAAAATAACTTCTTCATTTTAGGTCTTCCAAAGAAATGGGCCACAGGAGCCCCACTACTTTCCTTAGTAGTATCTACCTTCTCTCCTATCCAAGCTGAGCCTTGAGAGCCCTCTCCTGAGGTCATAGAGTGTCTGAATGGGTCAATACCAAATCCATACTCTCCTGTATTCCTTGGGTACATTACATTACCCCTAAACTCAAAATTATTAGCCTTGATAGGGAACTTATATATTAGCCAATAACCGGCAGAGTCATCAGCAAATTGTATCTTATCCTCCCCATCTATATAGAACCTTCCTCTTCTTAAAGGAATAGGCTTTTCTTTTAGATTCATTTCTTGTAAAAGAATATTATCTAAATTAAAATGACAATCAGCTTGGTTAAACTTAAAAGCCTCCTCTTCGTTTAATGGATAGTCTCTTGTATCTTGGTCATTGTTTCTGTAATTAGCAAGGATAAATTCCTTAGCCTCCTCTTTCATAGACATACCATACTCATCTATAAATCCAGCTAAACCCTCGGAGGCGGGTGCAAAATATCTTACTAATTTGCTTGGGGTTATTCTTCCACTTCTAAACTGATTACTATCATCCCATAGGTTTTTAAATTCCTGCCCACCATTATTAGGAGGATTAACAGTAGATACCATCAAGGCAAAACCTACCTTATTAGCCCCCTCTGTTAAGGTTTTTTTAACAATGTTCCAATATTCTGTAATTGGTACCTCTGTTGGAAATTTAGAGGCCTCATCTATCAGCAATCTACTCCATCTTCCAGAGTCAAAGGAGTTCAAGGCTGTGTTACGCCATTCTATAAATGAATTAAGACCTTCTCTTTTATTAAAAAGACCTTTGTTTGTTTTCTTTCTTTTAGATTGCTTTACTAATATCAATCTTTTTTTAGGGTCTTCTGTTCCGTCTGTTCTTGGCTGAAGAAACATTGGCATAGCCCTAAATCCATACACCACCATATTAGCAAATAAGTCAGAGGCATCCCCTCCTGTCTTTGATATAATACCACATCTAGTGTTCTCTGTGTTACTTGCTTCTTTGGTAAGGATACAAGAAGCCTGTGAGGTTGCTCCCTCTCTACGCTTTTTAACCCTAATAACGCCTAATATATTTTTGTCCTTGGAAATCTCCTCATAGAATAAGAACCACTTTCTATCAGCATCCCTATAATCCGGGAATATTCCTGACTCTAATGTCCAATAGTTAAGGTAAAAATAATGGTCTCCTGTAATAAATATAGGGAAGCCATTAGACATAAACCAATAGCCCTCTCTGCATCTTGCAAACTCTCTTTTAATAAATTCTATTTGCTCCTCGTTGTAACTTGGTACATCATCCTCATCAACCTCAACCTCATAAAAAGAATCTGGTATCTCTATCCTAATAAACTTTTGCTTCTTAGTAGGCAGATTACTCCCATCTATATCTTTTAATTGTGGTGCGTTAGGTAGATGACATTCAATGCCATAGATAATATCTATCATATAACAAAGGTAAGATAAAAAGAATAGGGGATAAGAAAAAATCCTACCCCCTATAAGTTAGTAATTACGGCCTAAGAAGGGATTAAAAAGGAAGGTCTGCTGATGCAGTTTCCTTAGTTGCTCCCGTTGGTGTCCAAGTATCAATGCTGATCTGGACATCCTTTCCAAACTTATCGGCCTTGCCGATGTTGATGTTTAATTTCACATACTTCTTTCCGTTAAAGTCTTGTACGTGCTGATTAATTACTTCTGGGTTAACAGTAACTGATAACCAAGTGTCATTCTTTTTTACGCCTTTACCAGCGTAAATCTTTGGTGCTTTTTCCATAGATGTTTTTTTTATTTTAAATTAAGAGTCTCCGATTTTAAATAGGATAATGCAGTTCTCAATACCTCAATTCTATAATGCATTTCCTTTATTACCAATTCAGCCCAAGTATCATAAAAAGATACCCCTGCAACCTCAGCGTTTAGTATGGCTTTCTTTTCAGCAGCTGACCCATTGTAGTTATCTGTTATAGTCAACTTGCTTACAATGTGCCTTTCTAATAAGAATTGAAATCTTGCCTTACATTCTGCTGCACTACCTTGTATGTTTGTTATAACATTTAATTTTTCTAATACTGACATTGGATTAGTTAGGTCTACCCTAGATGATACAGCTAATCTAACTTGTTCAAACAATATCTTAGTATCATCAAATTTTTTCTGTAATTCCGGTTCTTTGAATAACTTCTCCATAGATACATTTTTTTATTTTATATTTTTTCATCCAATTGTATAATTGTCTTTCTTCAATACCCATTAACTTAGAGGCATCTGAAATAGTGTGTGCTCTGTTTAATGCCTTTATGGCAATTTGTTTGTAGTTGTAGTCAAAATTTAATATTTCCATTATTCTGATTTTATATGTCTTATTGCAAATTCTTTTTTATAATTTTCAATATAAATCCTTTCTCTATTTGAAATGACTCTCCTCAAAACATTATCACTTATTCCTAATTTAGCACAGGCTTTTTTTGCGGTATCAAACTCTATTCTTTTTTCTCTTCTTTCTTTTAAATCGGCTATAGTCATATCATATAATGCTACTCCGAATTTTATTACCTTCATATCGCAAAGTTATTATTTTAGTTTATCAAAATGGTAATTCTTGCATTATTTTTTCTAATTCTTCTTCAGTTGGTGGAACATAATCTATCTTAGGCTCTACCCTTCCTTCCCTTTTTATTGGAAGCCAACCATATTCATCTGTAAACTCAACAGCATCTTTCATCATAAGTTTAATCATCTGACCTCTTGGGGTTGTGTTGCCACCAGTGTCCTTATTACGCATCTTGTTTACATATATTTCGGTTATCATCCAAGTCTGAGGGTCTTGAATATTTCTATTCATTGTCAAGAATATATCAGCCTTGTTATAAAGTACGGCACCACCATCAGCATCGGCAGGCCAAGGAATTAGCTGATTGCCATCCTTATCCCTTTCTCTCTGTGATTGGCTTCTTGTATGTAAGGCTACGAATATTGATATGTTTGTTCTTTTGGTAAACAAAAGCATATCTGTATACATCTCCATATCATTATCATACTTAGAATTACCCTTAACCTTTAGGGCGTTGATTGGGTCAATAAACAATCCTTTTATAGAATGGAATTTAGATACCTTCTCAGCGTATTTAAGGAGGTCATCGTAAGAATGCATAGTATCGTTGTTGATAAAGTACATCCTCTCATTAACCCACTTCAAGGCCTCTTGAAATTCAAACTCAGAACACTCTTTAATCTTCTTGCCTACATAATGTTCTACCATTCTCATCTTTACCGAGGAGGTTCTATTTTCTCCCGTATACACCACCCACCCCCAATCGTATTTATAGGAGGATAAAAATATCAGCCAAAAGGTTAAGGCAGTCTTGCCGGTATGGGCGTGAGAAAGTAGGGCATAAAACTCTCCCTCCTTAAGTAAAAGATATTTGTCCATATCAGTATACCCAAAAGGTAATCCCATAGGGATAAGCCCAGCTCTATATCTTCTTATGTACTCCTCATCAGCCTTGTTACTTACCAAGAATGAAAGCTCCTCATCTATCAGACCCAATTCCTCAATAGCTGTCCTTTCGTAGGTGGCAAGTTCATTAATAGGCATATACTGACCAGCTTTTACCCCATCAGCTACCGCTTGAATCTCAATTTCAGCCTCCTGAGGCCCAAATTTCTTCAAAACCTCAAACTCTAAAACCTTTTGGGCTATAGACTCCTCTACAAGTCCCCCAGAAACCCATCCTCCGACCAAATAAGCGGCCTTAATTACCGAGTGGTGTCTTTTACCTACCTCTGCCTTTTGTACCATTTTTGAGGCTATATTGAGCTTTGCGTAGTCAGTACTAACGCCAGTCATTAGCATCCCCTCATTATGCACATTTTCTATGACCTCAAAGAAAGTTTTACTATCATTATTAATATAGATGTTAGGGTCGTAGGAAAAGAAAAGAATCCTTGATGGGTTACGAGCCGTAGGGTCAAACATTGGATACCTTTTAAGCAAGGCATTATAATGTTGCTCGTGTTTATTCCCATCAGCTATCTTGATTAATCCGTGTAACCCTGTGCCAGAAGGAGATATCCATAAGGCATAAATAAAAGGGTCTTTCTTAGCCTCCTCCTTGTACTTTTCTACATCAATGTCATCCACATCAAATGGGATAAACTTTGAATGTATGCTTAAGGAATTATCATTACGATAAGATTCGTAGATTGTACCATCTTCCCTTGTTTTTCTAATAGGTATGGTAAACTCTCCAGCAAATAATACGCAAGGCAATTCTTTTTTTAGCTGAGTAATTACCTCCTGATCCGTTTCTTGCCTAATCTTTTCTACTTGGTCTTTAGCCCTACCATTTTTAATACCATCCAAAACATTTTGTAAGTTTACCTTATAGGGGTTACCTATGTCACTATACTTTTTGAAGATTGTTACCATATAATTCGTTGTGATATTTCCAAAGTTCGTTTTCTAATTTCTTAATTTTAGCCCTATATTCTATCTCCGTTGCCATCCAATTGGTAGCTGATTTAATACTATTCATTACAGATGTATGGTCATTGAGACCAACATACTCAGCAATTTCTTTTAGGGTCAAACCAGTAAACTTTTTAAGTAAATAAGCACAAGCGTGTCTTGCGTTTATAATTTCTCTCTTTCTACTTTTTATTATAAAGTCCACCTCAAATTCTTGCTTAACTAATTCTATAATTTTATCGTGTGCAATAGGAAATGATATTTCAGTAAAGTCTTCTTTAATACCTTTTAGCATTACACTTGACTCGTGAATAAAATATCTACACCTAACAATAATATCATTTAGCTCCCCAATGGCTGTCGTCACCTTTTCTTTTTTTGTCATAAATACTTGTTTAATTGTTCTTTATAATACTCGTGTGTTCTTTTCATCCAATCAATAGGTACTCCTTTGCTGAAATATTTAGCATTATAATTAGTCATCATATAGGCTTGTATCTCATCTTCAATAACAGATTTGTTATATCCTAATACCATCAGATTATCTTTAAATATTTTTTTATAATTTTTTGGTATCAATGAGGTAAGAACATTTGACGTCTCCTTATAGATTTTGCTTGTATAATATAAGGCGTGGCACATCTCGTGTTTGAATGTACTACCACTATCTATTTTAGTACCTATGATATAACTGCTTAGGCTATAATTGTGATTCCTAAGAATCTCATCTATAATCTCCTCCATTACATCATCATATGGAGTCTTATTTTTAATAGCAATCATACAATTAACAGCCACCTTAAAAGGTATGTTGAAGCCGCTCCAATCTTTAGCATAGGTAAAGGAGTTTTTATTTTTCATAGAATACCACCTTACATACTCCCACATATCAAAGTCGGTTTCAACAAATTGTTCGCTATCTGATTCATAGAATTCTTGTACCCTACAAAATAGCATAGCCCTATCGTAGTCATTAGGGACAATGACAGCAAAGACATTATCCTTTACTTCTTTAAGAGTGTATTCTATTTTCATAGCTTTTCTATTTCTTGTTTAACATCATCCCAATAACTTTTATTAGACATAATTGTATTATCTAAACGAAATATTATTGGGTTAGCTTCAATTACTTCATCTACTGCTATTAATGCACATTGTTTAGCTTCTTTAGAAACTATTTGTTTTTGACTATGCATTTTAAAATATAATTCTTTTGCTTTTTCTTTTGGTGTCATTAGTCGTTATTTTTAACCCAATAAGGTAGTGATATAATAGGCTTAATGCCCTCCATCATATACCAAAAATCATAAGACATATTGAAGCATTCTGGATGCTCAAGACAATAGTTAAATCCGCTACATAGCTTTTCTAATTCTCTTCTACCATACTTAGTAAACTCAGCTGATACTTGAATCAAGCCATTGTAGTATGGCTCTCCCTTCTCTATTACATAGAATCCAAATGATTCTCCTTTTTGGGTATAGATAGCCGTTTGAATATGGTATTGATAGTTAAAGAAATCTTTGTTAAGCGTATCTATTTGACCGCTTTGAACTGACTTAATATCTATAACAGCATTAGCCTTTACAATATCCTTGATGGTCACAAAAGGCAATCCTTGAATATCTATTCTTTCTTCCACCTCGGTTTCAGCACCCTCCATTAATATTTCAAATTCTGGGTTGCTGCTTATGTATTGAGTCAAACTAAATAACTCATTGTGTAATTTATCGTCAATCATAGTCTTGCCTACTGATTCAGCCTCTAATCTAGCATAGGTCTCTTTGCCATCCTTTGTACGCATATCTAACTTAGGAATCACAACAAAGTTTTTGTCAAACTCTTGTGGTTCTAGCAACATACAATGTAAGGCTTGACCATAAACTAAAGCTGGGGTAGTCTCCTTTGGCTTGTTACGATAATTGATAAATTGTTTTGGACTCTTTGCAAACTCTTTTATTGAAGAGTAGCTTAATGGCCTTTCGTTAAGGTCTTGTAATGTAATCATAAGAATTTTTTTATTAATAATGTAATGTCTTTCCCATCCCTAATATTTATAAACCCAACTAATTTTATTGACTTGTTTTTGTTTTCAAACTCAGTACTAATTGGCATCTTCCTCTCTGACCAAAAAGGTTCTTTGATAACCTTTAGGTCAAAAGCATATACCCCAATAGGCGTTGAATTGATATACCTTACATTGTCGCATTTAATTAGCTTGTCCCATTTGATTTTCTCTATCAGCAAATCATCATAATGGGTTCTTCTACATTTGAACTCGTATCTAGCATTTCTGCTTAGGCTATAGGCATCAGAGAAATCAAATTCTTCTGTCTGTGTTAGATCTGGAATATACTTCTTGATTATATCAAATAGCTTTTGTTCGTTTAGGTCTATCATAAGGATTCAATTATTTTTATGGTCTTGAATAATTGCATAGCCACTTGAGGGACTATCGCATTACCATAGGCCATTATGGATTCTTTTCTCCATTTAGAAAAGGTGATAGAGTCCAATTCGCGGGGAATCCCATCATCTCCTCGACAAATAGGGGGTTGAGTTGGGAATTGGCTGAAGTCAAATTCGGTGTCCCATTCAGTATCCTCGCTGACTGCTCTAGGCTCAGCCCCATCTCCTGTCCAGATCTTGTTATATTCTTTCCATCTGTCAGCGTTCTGTCCCCCTTGAAATCCCTCGTGCAAGGTGTTGGTAGCATCCTCATTATAGCCATTTGTTTTAATGGGTTCTGAAGATTTACTCCCTTCTCCTTGTGCCTCTGTTGGGCCGCCTTGAATGTTTCTGGCATCCTTGGTGTGTTCCAATCGTAGGCCGAGGGAGTGGGCAACAAACCAAACTCTGTCTCTTTTATGGGGAGCGTTGACGCTTGCAGCTGGAATAAGAAACGATTGGACTTCATATCCTTCCCTTTCCAAGTCAGCGTACACCTCGTGGAATACCATCCCTTCATTCCAACTAAGGAGTCCACGAACATTCTCGCCAATAACCCATTTGGGTTTGACCTCTTTAATGACTCTAAGCATTTCTGGAAAGAGATGTCTTTCATCGTCTTTCCCAAGTCGTTTTCCTGCACTTGAGTATGGTTGGCAAGGTCATTACGGGAACCCTCCGCAAACAATAGTGTCTGCTGAAGGGTTCCATCTTGATTTTTTAAGGATTTCATAATTTAATGTTTTTATATCATCGTGATGATATGAGTTAGGGAAGTGGTGTTGAAGCACTCGTCTGCCAAATGGATTTATTTCGCAAGATAAAACATTATCCCACCCCATTTTTTTGGCAGCAATTTCTATACCTCCAATTCCACTAAATAGGCTTATTACTTGCATAATTATTTGGTTAAAAGGTCAGCTACTTTTTTAGATACATTGTACTTTTTGCGTACATCTACTAGCTTAAAGCCATTTTGTAATGCTGCCTTAACCTTATCAAACTCATCAGTACCCTCGTTTAACCAAGGCTTATCAACTACCTCATCAGCTATTTTTTTAGCTATGATAGTAACCTTATCCGATGCCTTGTTGCCGTCATCATCCTCATCCTCAATGATCAGGTTAAGCAGTCCACTTAAAGAATATCTTTTTGCGTAGGATACAGCCGAGCCATAGTCTTGGGCTGATTGTTTGTTAACAACGATTGGAAAGATTGAACCCATAGACTCTCCAGATTCTGAGTGCCATACCTTTGTTTCAACCAATAGCTGACCCTCAATAAATATGTTGGACTGAGTTACTACTAAGCCATTAGCGTTTAATGGCTCTTTAATTGTTTGCTGAATGGTATCCAAACTTGCATACTTAGATTTAAAGAATGGATTGTCAGCTCCCTTGATAATAGGTTTTACTTGCTTGTTAAATTCAACAAGACTTTTTAATAGTGCTTTCATATGTGTGTTTTAAAATTAAATATTCTCTCCTTTCTCAGTTCTTATAGTCCCAGCTATTCCGTGCTTCCAAAAGCTATTTAGAATAGTTACCTCTAGTATTTCATTAATGGTCGTTATAGACTCATCATTAAGTAAACTGCGAGTAGAGGTTGATAGGATTTTTCTTACGCTTTCTTGGACATCAGTAATGATTGTCTCTTGGATATCTTTTATCATAATGTGTGGTTTAGGAATTCAAAGTTATAAACAATTGTGGATTACACAAATTATTTAGTAACATTTTTTTAATCTTTTTTTTCAAATTCTAATAAGGTTTCTTTTTTAACCTCAGAGTCGCACTCCTTAAGAAGTTCAAACTTACTTAAGGCTTGTGGCCCACTTTGGGTGGAGTAAACTGGCTCCCAATAGGTGCCAGTCCATTTCTCAATGTTATACCAAATTGTTTCCTTAATAACATTGGTTTCTTTTTGTAGTCTAATTTTCATTTTGATTTTCTTTAGGGAATAAGACAATTGGTTTACTTGGTTTACTATGCTTCACCACATCCATAATTTGCTTATAGGCCTGGGGGTCATATAGTAATGAATGATTAATTTCTGTAATGATTAATCTTTTTTCCACATCGTCTAGCTGCTGATACTTTGTCATTTGTTTTCGGTTTTGTTTATTAATTTAATTAAAGGTTTACGATTCCAAAATCTTTTTATGTGCATATGAACACCACAACTCTCACACAAATAATGCTCGTGACCATAGTGTTTGTTGGTTGACATAAACTTAGATATTGTTTTCCATTGGTGTCTGTGCATCAACGACCTCAACATTTTCATTGGGTTTATCATTGTCTTGTTGTTGGTTAGATAATAAGGTGTCAAATGTCCCAATCATAAAGATGGTAATAGGCATCTCAGCCTTCTCCTTGGCACTAAAGTTTGTGTTGTAGTCTTTCTTTAACTGCTCATAGTTGCTTGCTACAAAAGTCGCTAGGGCGTGTAGGATGTTATTTTTCATTCTTTGTTGTTTTTACCGACTAAATAGCCGATGGTGTAAAATAATAATGCATATAGGAATTTCATAATACGGCTTCTATCTGTTTAAAATGTTCGGTAATGTCTATGCTATTGCCGCCTATGTAGATTTCAGCTGATACAAAAGTCCGTTCACTTTCATCAATGAAATGATGTCCGTGTCCTTCTTCTGTACGATATCTTTCTTCTACATCATAGTTTATCTTTATCTCAGCATCTAGCCATTCAACTCTTTTCCATTCTATTTCTTTTCTAACTCTTTTCATAGTATAATTGTTTCTTTCCAATTACCAATAGGCTCACCGCTAATTAATCTTAGAAAGCAGTTCTCGGCATCCATTAGTTCTTGAAAGTGAATAGGCTCTTTTTTATCCTTAATAGGATTCCAATCAGCCCAATCTTTGTTAATAAATATCAGTCGTTTTAAAATGCTGATGATAGTAATCTGCCTTTTCTCTATGGTATAATAATACATAGAGTCGTTGATGTAGGCTCCCATCCATTGGTGTTTAATGATTCTGTGTTTCATCTTCTTTAATTAATGGTGCGTTAATAAATTCGTAAATAATCCAAATCCATAATATTACAAGTAAGCTCATAGCTATTTTCATAGTATCATTATTTTAGATGACATAATGTTTCTAACCTCCTTACCTTTTTCTTTCTCAACTTCATTTAGTAGGGCGTGTTTGAATTTCTTCTTCATCTGACCGAAAGCCTTGGCTTCTCTTTTAGCCTCAGCTACCTCCTGTTTTGTTAGCTTTTCTTTCATTTTAATCTTCGTTTTGATTGTTAAAAATATCCATATAATAATAGGCTGCATTTATAATCCTCTCAACAAGTTCATCATCAGTTAGGTATACCAACTCAGATGAATCATATTCATCCGTGAGAAGAATCTCTAACGCTTCAACAAGGTCTCTTCTTTTCATAGTTTTTCAATTTGGTCATAATAATAGTCATACCATTCATTAAATACATCTTGGGCTTCATCCATATATATGAGGCAATCATCCTGATCCCCACCATCAGTTACCCATACCTCATCTTCTGAGGCCCCAATTTCCATCTTCATTCTTTCGTGAGCCAACTCGCTAGCCAACTCAACGATGTTGATTGTTTTGTTCATAGGTTATTTGTTTTGGTTATCTATTTTTGGCTCATTTCTAAACATATGTTCTGCTAATTTGTATAATTCGTCTATAACTTCATAAGGAGTTTTATTTGTTCTACATTCAGTAGTAATAACTGCTAATGCTGCCATTAATAATCTTCCTTCAGTAATTTGGTAATTAATTTCGTTTAAATCTTGTATCATAGGTTATTTGTTTTGGTTATTTACATATCGTTGTTCATCTTGTAATAATGTTGCGTTAAAATCTTGAATACTTTCTTCTCTATCGCTTTCATACTGATGTATATATATCCCTATCGTATCCCAACATATACCTATTTGGCAATCGTGGTGTCTTAATAGGTCATCTAATATTTCATCAGCCTCTTGTTCGCTTAGCTTTACGCCTAGCTCATCAGCCCTCATAAGTACATCTTCGGTTGCCCAAATAATTGAAATCGTTTTCATTTGTTATTTATTTTAAATTATAAAACTGGTAAGGTTGTTTGCTTACCTTTCTTGTCATATACGAATAAAGCCCCACCATCATTGCCTTCGTCATCCATTGATACAATACATACATTTCCATCACTTAGTTCAAACATAATGGGTCGCTTATTCCAATACATATCCTTGCACATATCTTCATCCATATAGTTTACAGCTATAATGGTCTTACCTAGCAAGGTTTTCCTTGCCACTTGATTCCATTTAAGGTCTAGATTCTTTTCCATAATCTTGGGTTGGTTGCCTATACACCATAAGGTTTTGATTATTAATTTTGCGAACGATGATAGTAAAAAAGCTCCCCCCTTCTACCTAGAAAGGTTAGGGGGGATATAACAATGAACAAACTAATATATTGCGTTAACAGTAGGTAAGGTTTCTTTACCATACTCTTTCTCATAGGCTCTCTCATCATCTAACATCATCTCATACTCACAATCGGTACACATATCACAATCCCATTGCTTAACATAGGTTACCTCACCTACTTCTTTCCACTCGTTACAACACTCACAAATGGAGTAGTCAAAACCTTCCCCACTTTCCTCCCCACTTGCAGTAACCTCCTCCACCTCGAACTCATCCTTGCTGTATTGGTATCTTGTCTTGCTATTACTGACCTTGGTACCATACCAACCATCAGCCCAATCAGTATCATAGGCACCATAACCATACACCACCTTAGCTCTCTTGTAGGAGGTGTTGGAGAACCAAGCACCACCCTCTGACCACTCGCCAGCTTTCTCATTCAAGATGAAGTAGTCACCCTTATCATCTAGGAACACAAACTTGTTGCCAGATCCTATGGTGTACTCAAGTATATTCATTATTGCTTTATTCTTATAGAAGTTATAGGGCAATGGTTTCATCAAGGCATTGTTGAATATCTGTGTGTCATTCTCCTTACTACCTTGAGGCACATTAATATCTAATATACCATTGTGACAGAAGTAAAGGTTCTTATGAATCTTGAACGGATGGCAGTTATATTCATTGATACCACCACTTGTTGCGATACGAAAGTGTATGACAACACTTGAATCAAGTTTAGTTCCCTCTTGAACATAGTCGTAGAACTTGTCAAATGATTGCATTTCTTTCTTAACGACTATCTTACCATTGTCAGTATACATTATACCGCCTCCGTGTCCATTGTTGTCCCAACAATTTTGAAGCTCTTGTCTACTGATTACATTTCCCTTTGGTTGTATTGCGATAACACACATAATTATATATTTTTTGTTTTAATAAATTTGTTTAACATATTGTATTCACTTGACTTGCTGACATATTCCTTGAATGATTCAAGCGTTATATCTTTGCAATCTCTAGTGAAGTTGAACAAGGCATAACAGAACTCAATGTTCTTCATAAAGGATTGATAGTTGAGAGTACCCCTAAAGATTCTTATCTCAATTGTCCTATCGTTTTGTAGGTTGACAGCAACATACCTTCTACTATTGCCACTTTTCTTTTTGGCTTTATAGATAACCTCAGAGGTTGATTCCTCCTCAATGGTTGCCCATCTATTAAGGTTGTCAATCTTGCGTTGGGATATTGCTGTAACGAATTCTTTGTTATCTATGAAGAACTTAATGAACCTATATAACTGCCAAGTCCCAAATGATTTCTTGCTGAGATGTATATGCATCCCACAAGTATCGGAGTCATAAGACCTATACCTCTTGTCTATTAAGGCATTCAGCATCTTCTTAAAGACATCCTCCTTATGCTGATGAATGTAGGCAATAGTCATAGGGTGGGTAACAATCTCAAAGCCATTACTTAAACTGCCATCGCTTTTGAAGTAGTAGGCATCGTGTTTGATTTCCTTTACCATATCTCCTTTGTTGGTATTGCTTTCATTCTGCTCCACCTCCAGTTCTATACCAAAGTATAGGTCATCTTTCTCATTGAGGTGTTCACCATCAGCCTTGTAAAAGATAGGAGAAGGTCTATAACTATAAGACATTATAGCTCCCCTACCGCTGTCGGCACATCTATTACATAGCCAATTGTCATCGTCATCATCACTATTGACGCAGTCTTCATTGGCACATTCGTTATTACATTCACTACATTCAAATGTCCCTATGCTGTCTCTGCATCCCTCGCATATATGACCAATCCCACGAACTCTAATGCTGTCGTAATAGTTTGAGTGATACTCATTGCATCTGTCACAATACCAAGAATCATTTTCACAACATCCTTCACACCAACACTCCTCGCCAGATCGTGTGTTGACTCTTGTAAGGGATAGTTCTAGGCCATACTCTTCACAAGAATCGCACCAATCTAAGTTTGTCTTGCAGTCATCACAATAACGTTCGTCATCAATTACTGATAGGTCATCGCTTTGATAAATCTTGTCGCAATCACAACACGGATGGTAGTCATCATTGCAAGTCTTACATACAATCCCATCTTCAGTAGTAAAGGCTTCTCTATCTTCCATAGAGGTTTCGCATCTAGCACAGCATAATGCTGTGTTTGTTAGATTTTCCATACATAAAGTTTTAAGGTTTGAAAATAGTCTCTCATCTCATTAGCCGAGAGTACAAGAAAGTTTAGATGTGTGTTTGAGTCGGGGCATAATCCGACTAGGTGGAGTAGTGTCTCCATAGTTTAAGGTTTAGTTTACAAAATTAAGATGCAAATTCCTAATGAAATGTTAAAGTTTAAAAGGATGACTTCATCCCCTTACATACACCATACCCTTGCCTCTGAGCTGAGCGTACAATCCTATCAGCTAAGGCCCTTGGTAGGATCTGGATAGTGTTGCCAGTTTTGTGGTTGGTAATAGGTGCACAGCCGACTCTAGGTGTATTGCTACATTCCAAGCAATACGAGTAGCCGCATTTTGTTAGTCTAAGTAGTGGCATATTTTGTCCACATCTTACACATTTGGTTTGTTCCATAGGCTTATAATTGTTTATTTGGTTTCTATTATATATGTAAGTCCGTCATTGTACCAATGTATGTTAGTTGCTCTTCGCCCATTGTACTTGCCATCTTGTATCCAACATTCCTCTAACATATAGTCGTTGGCCTCATCTACTGAGACGATGGATGTCTTGCGAAAGTCTGTCATCCCCTCGGACCTGGCGAAGGCTTCTAGCTTAGGTTCTAGCTTATCAATATGATAACTCTTATATTCCGACCTATCTAATAGTAGGTGGTATTGTGGTTTAGGCATAATGTTTAATTTATTCAGCTGAATAATCGTATAGGTCATCAGCTGAGGATTTGTAAATTGTTTTTACCTTGTTAATAAATTGGTGGACTTTTCTTGAATTGTCTAACTTATCTAGGGTAACCTCGTAAAGTACCCTATGCGACATTACATTAGGAACACAAGCCCATAACATTAGATAGTTTGTCCCTATTTGAATGTGGTAGAAGTCATTCAATATTATTTCGGAATCTACCTCAGCCCAATAGTCGGCCTCTGATGTCTCTCTTACTACTATGTTATTTTTAACAAGTAGGTCGTAAATAATTTTAAGCATACTCAAATTTTAATTGTGATTGATAGGCAATTTTCTCCATCACCTTGCGGATCTGGTTTTGGGCCTCTTGTCTTGTTTGTCCTAATTGGACTTGTAAATCCACCATCTTGTCGTAGGTGGTGATACGCTTTCTTTTTGGTTTGCCATTGGCAATTACCTTTGTTATATGTGTCATAACTGTTTGACGCCATTTGACCTCTTGGCTGAGTCTAGTCTATATTTAGAATTGAATCTTACGTCTTAAACGATATAAAAAAGAAAGGACGCCCAATGATCTGGACGCCCCTTCTTAGGTGTATTACTTTTTAAATTGTCTTACTTTGTCTTGTTCTATGTGTTGCTTCCAATCTTGCGATGCTTTCACATCATAGGCATATATTAGCCATTGTTTTGGTCAATGGGTCAGCGTATGCGTATCCGCTTAATTTACTTTTATTTAATTTTATAACTTTAAAACTTAGTATAAAAAAGTAACAAAATAGTTATTTGTCCCCTTGTTTGGTGGACATACTTTTGCATTTATCTATCTTTTGAATAGTGCGTTAATTTTAAGAATGTCAAAGATGCTCGGTTTTCTTAATGTAGGTATCTGCATTTCGCAGATAAGCATTTCGCTTTTATGTACCTAAATTGCACCATTATAAAACCTTCTTTTTAATGGTATATTTTTGCACCCTTGCAAAGTTTTGAACTTTTGATATAGACTACTTTTCAGCACCTATAAAACAAGGGTTGAAATATTACAAATTTTTGTAATATCTAGTAACTAATTGCATAACTAACCAAACACTAAAACCCTTTTGACCTTCCGTTTCTTTAAGTAATGGAAGTAAATTTTTAGGCGTAATATCCTCGCTTTTGTAATTGGCAAAAGATTGCAAGAAATTCGTATCAAATTGTAATAATCTTTTAATGCAATAAGATATACTTTTAGCATCCTTTTTATGCTCGTTATTAGTATCAATTTTTGAACTTACTAATTGTTTCCCTTTAATACCTTCTTTAAGGTACAAAGGCGTTTTAGTAGCTTCTTTAGGCTTTTCAATAGGTGCAATCGCACTAACTGAAATACCTTTTTTAGATACGTTAATAACTTTAGTTACTTTACTAGCTTTTTTAATGGAAGCTAAAACCATTTCATTTGCTTGTTTCATTGTTTTGAATTTTAAGCGTTAATAAATTGAAAGAACTAGAAATCGTTTCCGAAATCTTTTGCAATATATAACTTACAAACAATATCAGCCAAATATTTTAATAACTATTTTTAAAAAACTTTTTTTAGACTGAAAATTAAATATATATATATAATAAAAATAAATATGTGTTAAACAGTATTTGAATATGGATATAAAAAAACAATTTAATAAAACATAAAACAAGATATAAAACACTATAAAAAAGCATAGTATAAAAGTATAAACATATAAGATATTTATTAAGATAATCATTAAGCTATTCATATATCCATTGGCAAAAATTTACATCTAACATTTTAATATTGTTAGATTATCCTTTCAAGGTTTATAAGGTGGACTATATTAGTTTAGGGTAAGAAACATAAAAATAAATAGCTATTAACTTTTGCTTTGCTCTATTAATTTAGTAGACTATGCAAGGTTATCAACCTATGATATTTTATTTATATATTTAAAAATAATAATATTTTAGGGGACTCGGTTATTAGTAATTTGGTTACACCCCCACCCCTGGCATAGTGGAGGTATATGAGTCTCACTACCACAACCATATCTATTCTAGGGGTACACCTTCTCGCACAGACATCTTCTCCACCCACCCTATACAATACCACCAAGGTGTCATTAAACGCCTATATGAGGCTAAAAAGTGCCTTTAAACGGACCTAGGGTAATAGTACCTATTCAGCTATTCCAGTCTATCTTCGTCTCCCCTTGGTCGCCTAGATAGTAATACATTACTGCAACACCCCTCAAACTCAACCCTGTAATGAAAGAGTGTAACAAAAAATGTTACAATTAGATACCTATTGTAACAAAAAA